CGTTGCTATGAAAGCGATGAGCAAAGAGAAGCAGTTGAAGCCAATTGTGGCGCGGTTATTTGGAGGAACCCATATAATGAGACAAGAGACAAAAGGCGCTGACGTCCTACTTGAAGCACACAATCTGATAACAGGGGACAGGCACAACGCTTACGCCCACCCGTTAGAGGATTACACACAGACCCGCGACATCTTTGAGGCACTCTGCGGGGTTTCCCTCACAGTAGAGCAAGCCATCCTGTTCATGGTGTCAGTCAAACTCTCACGTCTTAGGACAGCAATGAGTGAAGGCAGATGGGCGCATGACACTGTTGTGGATACCGCTGGATACATTGGTTGTCTTGCGATGGTGAACGCGAAACTTCAGGAACATTTTGATGAGACGGCTTACTGATGGTAGTCAAGGGCGAACGTAAACCATGTCCGTGTGACTTCCCGATTGGGAGAACACCCCTCGTGTGTGGTAAACCTGAGGACGATGACGACGACTGATGACTTTCCGAATGGTAACTGTGTCCACCCGTGCGGGCATATGGGTATCTGTGACCATTGCGGGACAGTCAGTAAAGCGGTGCAAGTATGGACAGATTTTGAGATAGAGGGCTGTGAATGTCTCTGTCATAAGGCAAGAAAACTATTCGTTGGTACTACAAAGAAAACTAAGGGGCGTAAGTGAGAGAGTTAGAGTTGGGTTGGTATGACCGTGCGCGATGCAAAGGTATGGACGCGAAGATATTTTTCCCTGATATACCTGCTGGGTTGAACCATCGCGGTGTGTTTGATGAGGCGGTGAAGGTGTGCGGGCTGTGCTCGGTGCGCCGTGAGTGCTTGACGCTTGCCATGCAGGCGGAGACGAATGACATTCGCAGGTACGGGGTGTTCGGTGGCAAGACCCCACGTCAGCGCGATGTGATTGCGGGTAAATAAAAAGTAGCCCTGCTCTACCACAGGAAGGGGAAACCGTGGGAGCAAGGCTACTCGGACTGTAATACTATCAGACTTGGGTGTAGTACAACTTCCACCCGTCACATGCGTCACTGTTCATGGCGCAATGCTTCGCTGTTTGCTCGGACTGGAAGCGCCGTGCCTTTGCTTTATCCAAAGACCAACAGTTATCTATTGTCTTGGCGGTGGCGATGTGTCTGCCTGTCCAGTATTTATCTATGGACGGGTGCTTGCCGCAACGCTTGACCACCCACGTATAGGTAGGCAAGGGCTGTGTGACGGGGTGGTTCTTCCTGTCGTAAGGCTTGACCCTGCGATACAAGGTGAGTGCGATGTCCACGCTCGGACGGTTGAGTATCCATTTACGCATTCTCATTAGCCTGCTCCTCATACTGTAGCCAGTCATTGATAAGTACCGTCCAACCCCAACGCTGTCGCAGTATCTCTACTACCTCGCGTGCTGTTGGTTCGTTGGTGATGTGATGGTTCACCCAGTCTTCTAACATTTCGCGTGTGGTTCTCATTCGGATACCGCGTCTGTCAGTCCAGCAATCACTTCATCTATCTGACGTTGCGTAAGATGCTGTCCCAATGTGTAGGTCAGCCAGTTGATTGGGTCATGCAGTAGTTGTGCTTTCGCTTCAATCCAACTCTGCTGTTCCTCTGTCATGCGTGCGCTGTTGAGTACTTGCATTGCGTCAGTGAATTGTTTGGCAAGTTCGTCTGTGCCTGCAATGTACTCGCCGTCACCCCTGTAGTCGCTTTCCCAATGGTCATAACTTTCGTTGTAGATAGTTCCGTATGGAAAGAAACCTTCCTCGCTTTCAATGTCGTGATACCACGTCTTAGTACTGCTGTCGTAAGTCACGATGTAGTAGTGCTGTCGTTCTATCTTTTGGGTTAGGTCGTACACTTTCATTGCGCTGTCTCCTTGTCCTTCATGCCCTGCTCAATAAGAAACTGGGCTTGGTTCAGTTGCTCTAGCATTCCGAACGTTTGCATCGGGCGTAGTTCTCCCTGTCTTATGCCCTCGGTCAGTAAGAAACGTAAGTCCTCAAAGCCTCGGATAATTTCTGCGCGGATAGTTTCCTTAGTCATTGCTGTTCTCCTTCGTTGTTGGTTATGTTTTCTACTGTCTTGATACTTGAATACTGAAATGCGAAGTCATACTCGTGACCTTTCATTGGGTGCACGGCGGTGAACTCCACTGTCTCATCGTCTATCGCTGCGATACAGCAGTCCTCGTACACAGTCCAGTCCGTGATGATGGTTACGATGTCGCTGTGTTCGTATGCGTGGCGTAGTAATTCTTTGTTGGTCATGGCAATCACCAACTCGCCTGATAAGTCAAGTGCCAGTCTTCGTTTACTGTCTTAAGTACGCGAGATAGCAACTCAATCGTGTAGTCAATGTCATGCCAGTACCATTCGTCAATCTCGTCCGACCCGAAGAAGAACCCTGCTGTTGGTGAGAGTAGTTTCTCTGCCTTGCTTGGGTCTTGCTTGACTGTCTGACATAGGGTCAAGAGTTCCTGCAACTTGCCTCGGCTCACGTCATACTCACGGCATTCATCTTCGCCGTCTTGCACGTTGCGCACGAACCAGCCATGAATTTGGTTAGCCTTTCTCCAGCAACCAACCTTGACCGCGAGGTTCATGCTTGGTATGTCCTCGCCTTCAACCATGTCATGCGCGTTCATGGTGCTGACGATTTGTGCGAACTGTTCTCGCTCCTCATCGCCTCGCCACTCCGCGTTCCCGATATTTTTATTTGCGTATAGATATTGGTCTAATCCCACTTCGTTCTCCCTTTGCTTGTTGTTTGTACTGTCTTATGACAGAGTGGGTGGGCAGGACTTGCACCTGCCTGTCTGCTGGTCACCCGACTTACTTACTCGGTTATCTTGATGTCGCTCGGCTCAAACATGATGTCGTCACCGAACCTTCCGTTCGTGTCCATGATTGCCACAAAGACGAAGTCTCCCTCATCGTCTGAACCAACCTCTGCGATAGTGCCAGTCCGCCCACGGTATGCGTGTAGTGGATTGACTACTGTCACCTTGTCTCCTTCTTTCATTTGCTCACCTCCTCTCCCCTTGTTATGTACAACAGTATCACACATAGTATCTCATGTCAATTATTATCTTTGTGAAATATGTCACACCCTCTAACCCTTGTCTGTCATAAGACCGAACGTGTGTTCGCCAAACATGTGTTCGCTTCCTGTCTTACGACATGACCCTGATGCTTGGCTCCACAAATTCGCGCACTCGGTTTACAAAGTACATGACCCATTCAACCTGCTGTTCGGTCAGTCCTAACGTGTCGCCGTTTCCGTCTGTCCCGCCTGAAATGACGATGTCGCCCACGATGTAATCGGTGTGCGCTCCGAACAATTTGTCCCAAAAGAACTGCCCGTATGGATTGTGTGCCTGTCCTAAGACCTTGCCCTCTTCGTTCAACCATAGGGTGAGACGTTCGCTTAGGTCTACTGCCTGCACCAGCCCGCCGACGCCTTGCTGTAGTGTCGCGAGTGGTTCGGTGCTGATGTCCAGCGTGGTTACTTCTCCCGCTGTGGTAATTCGGATTGCCGTTTTCATATGTTCAGTCCATTCCCATTGCAAGTCCGACATCTCCGCTAAGTAGTTCTCCTGCCGTAAGACCGAGAACGTCACACACTTTGGCGATGTCTTCGCCGTTGAAACGAACGCCTATTTTGATGGCGTTGTTGTCGTACCACGTGCCAGCGAACACGAGGCGGGCGGGTATCCCTTGTCGCTCCAGTGCTTCGTTGTATTCGTCAAGGCTCGCGGTCATTTCTTCCACCCCGATACTTCCCCAACTAATGTGCGCCACCAGTCGTGGCTTGAATGTTGTTTTCATGTTGTCCCTTTTTGTTTTGTCTTCGGCGGTATTGCCTTGTCCCTAGTCCCGATTGAACGGTACGCCCGAGGCGCTAGGGGTTACTGTCTTACGTCCTTAGATTAGATTTCTTTTCTTTAGGTAGTTGTGTAATTCGTCCATCTTGCACCAGAATGTCTCGCCCTCTATACCTCGGACATTGCCCTCGCGGTGACGGTCTATTAGTTGTTGGTCAGTCTCGCTCTGCCAGTTTGTTGTGCTTGGTAGTTTCATTAGTTGCCTGCTTTCTTTTGTAGTCGTTCTTGTTTCTTTGCTTCTAGTCTTTCCAGTTCGGTTTGACGCTTGATACAGTTCTTGCATCTCACCCCGTCCACCGAGCCCGCGCTCCACACTTCGCCCCGTACGTATCGTCCACACGATGCTGTCCACCTTCCGTACTTGCCTTCCAGTTGCTTACCGTAGGGGACATAGTGCGTGGTAGTTGTGTCGCTGTGTGTCTCTGTCTCTATTGCGTAGATGTCGTTCATGTCTTAAGTCCTTACCTGTTCCACCAGTAGTTGTTTATTTTGTTTCTTTGCATGTCCACTAGTTCGCGGGTGCTGTACCTCGGGCGGTTATCGTTCCACCGTTGGAGCATTGCTCCGAGAATGAATGGTGACAACATGACAAGGGCGCCGAGCCCAGTCCATAGAAATTCTTTTATCATCCTAAGTATTCCCCCGCACACACTGCCACTGCTCCGTCCGTGATAGTTGAGACAACCCAGTGTCCGCCCCAGTTGGCACGGCGTAGGTATTCCAGTATCGCTTGCTCGTACTGCTCGGGCATGTCTAGCGCGTAGTTGCGGGCGACTGTAATCCGTTGCGGGTCTTTGCCGTATGTGTTGCCCTCGTAGCGGGCGACTGTAATCCGTCCACTATTTGGTAGGTACTTCGCGCGAAGTGTCACGCGGTGACTGCTCCTCACGAAACTGCTCCTCGGTATTGTTTGCATTTTTCCCCTTTATTTGTTGGTGTATTTGCTTATATCTATTTGTATCACACTTGGAAGACAAGCGCAAGTCATGCACCCGCTTTTCTTTGTGTAAGGGTTTCCCCTCGCGGGCGGGTGGGGTCTCGCTCCCCGTGGCGCCTGCGCGCTCCCGCCCTGTCTTACGTCCTAGCCAACGTAGATGAATTCGCTATCGCAACCCCCGCATAGAATGCCCTTGTCAAGTGCTCGGCGTGATGTCCGAATAATTGAGCCACAGGAGCAGACCGCCTTGAGCCCGTTCTTGTCGCGTCCGCGTGAGGTGTCGCCCCCGCCGATGACGAAGCCCCCGCCCGTTCCTGTCGTGCCCGTGCCTGTCTTACGTCCGTACCCTGAGGCAACGCGGATACTCTCCGAAATTTTCTCAATTTGGGCGCTCCACTTTTCGGCACACTCGCGGGTGACCGTTGTCTTCGTCCACCCCGCCCAATGATTAGGGGCGTATTCTTCAATTAGGAGCCCGAAGAAGTATTCCGCCGTCTGCTTGAATTTCTTGTTGTGGCGTCCGTTACTGTCCACGTCTTGCACCCCGCGGACAATGTTGATGGCGTGAGCCACTTCGTGGGCGACTGTCCCGAACACTTCGCGCCCGCCTCGGGCTAAGTTCTCGGCGCTTACCATGATTTCATATTTGCCGAGATACTTCGTCTCAGTGCCGAGCCCCATCGCAACCGCGAAAGGCGCGTAAGCGTAGTCCTCGTCTATTGCCTCGTATGGTGTCGCCCATGTAGGGCGGGTCGTAATGTGTCCCCATGCGCGGTCATCGCGTTGCGAGATGAAGACGACAGGCGGGAGCACTACCGCGCCCCGCGTCATGTTCCTCACGTGAATTGCGAGGTCATCGTAGACGTCATGTAGTGCCGAGATGACAGGAGCGAGGGTTCCCTCTCCCGCCTCGGCGGTGAATGTTGCAATGTTCATATATTCCCCTTTGGTTGCGGGCTTGAAATCCCGATACATGAATTGTACCAAAACGTAAGACAGTTCGTAGGGTCAAACGTAGAATACTTTTGATATATCCGTTATATATCACCAACGAAAAACCCCGAACAAGTGTTCGCATAGCCACAAGTTACTAGCGGGTAACTTACTCCTCGGTAACAAAAGACTAGACAGTGTCAAGTAGGCGAGCCGCCGTGCTAACTACGGCAAGCGGGGCAGATACTTTTGCAAGCGCCGATAGGTAGGGGTGGGGGTGTCGGTTCGTGCATTTGTGCATGAATGCGGGTGTGTGGGCGCGTGACCGCGTAGCGTGGGCGGGCGTAGATTTGGCAACTGGGCGTTTGCCGAGGCGCGCGGGGTGTAGGTAACGATATATGCGTTCTGGAGACATACACATTTGTGGCTGGAAAGTTGGCTCTAAATTTAGTGCTAAATAGTGTGGGTGGCTGTGTGGGTTTGGTTGTTGTTTCTGTTGGCAAGTGTTATACAACGGCGCATGTTGCAGAAGAAAAAAACAGAAAAAAAAGAAGCACTGAACGAGGGTGTCAGACGTTAGCAACATTGCTTCGCCTTCTTTGCGAGCAAGCCCAACGGGCGCGCTAGATGGTTTCACTGCCGTTGGCATCACAGTCGAAACAGCATGAGAGTGCCTCCCCCACAGTTCCCGCCCCCGCGGAAGGTCGCCGTGGCTAATTTCAGCCGACACCTTTGTTTGATGAGATGACGTTCATCACGCTGCTTACCTATTTCAAAGAATAGGTATCAACCCAGGTTCCCCTGTTTACGCCCCGCCACATGCAACCGTGGTACAGCCATGCGTGCATCGCTATCTCCCGACAGTGACGACTTGTGAAATTAGAAAAGACTATAGCAGAAGAAAAACGATGGGAGTCGAACCCACGCTTTGACAAGAAAAACTGCGCCGTAATGTCGCTTCTCCCCCTCCTAGCCCACAACTGTCGAGGTTGTGTTTAAAGTAACTATTTGGAGACTGGTATGCGCAACGCCTTAGTCGCTGGTTTTTACGGTCCCGCCCGTACCGCTTCGATTTTCCTTCCGTAAATAAACATACCATCAATGTGTTACCATTTGCAACATGGCATCAAAGAAAAATTCTAAACCGTCAATTGACTGGAATGACAACCTCGCAGACTTCAAAGACAAAGTTGCCAAAGGTGTATCCAATGTGCCAATCGTTTCACAAAACCTCAAATACTTCAATGCAGCAAAACAAGGTCCAAAAGCAGTAGCCAAAACCGCTGCTGTAGACGTAGCAACAAACGTTGCTGCTGCTGGTGCAGGCAAAATCTTGGGAGCAGCATTAGGAGCAGTTACAGGAAGAGTGTCAGGACAAATTGCTGGGGACGTAGCATTTGAAAAACTCCTACCAAAATCAATAGGCACTGGCGGGAAAGTATATACAGCCAGCACGCCATTTGGTAAAACCCTTGCCTCAACCAAAATTATGACCAAGAGTGAGACATCTTCAGCGGCAAAAGGTTTAACCAAGATTGCTGAAAACCGTGCCAACGAAATTGCACCTGCCGTAAGACGAGAAATGTCCGCAGTAACATCACGTGCTGTAAGTAACGTAGCCAAGAACACTGGCATCGCTGCAACTGTTGCAAACAAACCAAGAAACAAAAAAGACACGCGCAAAAAATAAACATATACTAAGGGGAACATGGCACAAGGAATCCGCAAGGTTCCAGCAAACGACAAAGCACGTTTCTGGCAAGCAATCCACTCAGGACACACAAC